TGGATTGCCAGCAGTCATTGAACAGAAGAAGACAACTCAAGCTGATGCAGACTTCGAGTTTGCTCGCGAGAATATCATGGATGTAATCAATAAAGGTCAAGAAGCTCTCTTTGATCTTATTGATGTAGCTCGTCAGAGTCAGCATCCAAGAGCTTATGAAGTACTTTCGACTATGATGAACACCATGGTCGGAGCCAGCAAAGACCTGCTTGATCTACAGGCCAAAAAGAAAAAGCTTCTTGAAGACGATCCTTCTGCTTCTCCACAACAAGTCACAAACAATCTCTTTGTTGGCTCGACAGCCGAACTCCAGAAATACTTAAAGCAGAACAGAGATGGGGAGTGAAAACTATCTCGGTAATCCGAGACTCAAACGAGCAGACACTAAGGTAGAGTATACACCAGAACAAGTAGCAGAATATATAAAATGTTCTGAAGATGTTATCTACTTTATAACACAGTACTGTAAAATTGTCAATATCGATAAGGGATTAATTACGTTCCCGTTGTGGGATTTTCAGAAAGAAATGGTTCTTGCATTTGACGATAATCGTTTCGTTATCTGTAAGATGCCTCGTCAGGTTGGTAAAACCACTACAGTTGCTGCTTATCTTCTTTGGAAAATCCTCTTTAATGAAGAATACTCGATTGCGATTCTAGCGAACAAGGACAGACAGGCTCGTGAAATTCTTGGTCGTATCCAGCTTATGTTCGAACACCTTCCGAAGTGGCTCCAGATGGGAGTTACCGAATGGAACAAAGGTAACATTAAGCTCGAGAACGGTTCTGAAATCCTTGCGTCCGCTACGTCTTCTTCCGCTATTCGTGGTACTTCACAAAACCTAGTTTACCTCGACGAGTTTGCGTTCGTTCCGACTAACATCCAGGACGAGTTCTTCGCTTCGGTTTATCCTACCATTTCATCTGGTCAAAGTTCGAAGGTTCTGATTACCTCTACACCGAATGGTATGAATATGTTTTACCGCATTTGGACTGAGTCTGAAGAAGGTAGAAATGCTTATGCTCGAGTGGATGTTCATTGGTCTCAGATTCCTGGTCGCGATGAGGCATGGAAAGAAGAAACCATTGCCAATACAAGTGAAGATCAGTTCCGTCAAGAATATGAGTGTGAATTCCTAGGATCATCAAATACTCTGATCCATCCAAACAAACTTCGTAATATGGTTTATAAGCAACCAATTCATACCACTCCTGCTGGTTTAAAAGTATACGAAGAACCTGTAAAAGATACGATCTATGCGATTGTGGTGGATACTTCTCGTGGAGCAGGAGCTGACTATTCTGCCTTCATTGTCTATAATGTAAATAATCTACCATACAAGCAAGTTGCGTGCTTTCGAAACAACTTACTGAGTCCACTTCTGTATCCTAATATTATTTATGAAGTTGCAAAGAAATATAATGATGCTGTAGTTCTAATTGAAACAAATGATATTGGCCAGCAGGTTGCTGATATTCTACACTATGATCTTGAATATGAAGGAATCTTTGTTACGGCCAATAACGGTAGATCTGGCCAAAGTTTATCTGGCGGATTTTCTACTTCAACAACACGTGGTGTGAGAACTACAAAGCAAGTCAAGAGAATTGGATGTGCTACACTCAAAACTCTTGTAGAATCTGACAAGCTTGTTATTGTAGACTACGATACCATTTATGAATTGACAAGATTCTCACTCAAGAATAGCTTAAAAGGTAATCAGTCTTATGAAGCTGAAGAAGGCCATGATGATATGGCCATGTGCTGTGTTCTTTTTGCCTGGTTAACAACACAACCATACTTAAAAGAACTCACTGATCTTGATATTCGTAAACAGATCTACGACCAAAACGAAAAGATGTTCGAAGAAGAAATGCTTCCGTTTGGTCTTATGAGTACAGGTGATGATGAATATGATAATCAAAGTAATGAATCTTTGATTCGAGACGATAATACATACCGCGACGAGTTTTGGGCAGAGCAGAAACGCAATTTCCTCAACTTATAAATAAAACAAAACTCGTAAAAACACCTTCGACTAAGGGAGATAACAATGGCGTTTCAAGTCAGCCCTGGAATTAATGTTTCTGAAATCGACCTAACTACAACCATCCCATCGCTGGCAACTACTATTGGTGCTTTCGGTGGTGTGTTTCGTTGGGGTCCTGTAGGAAAGTTTATTCTAGTAGATTCAGAAAATACACTTGCTCTACGTTACGGCAAGCCAACATCAGACAACTACGAAACATTTTTCACTGCGGCTAACTTCCTTGCATATGGTAATGCTCTGTATGTAAGCCGTGCCGCTGTAACAACCGGTTTCTCAAACACTGTTTCGGTTTCTGACGTTAACCTACAAGGTAACTCGACAGTCATTCTTACTGGCAATACACACGGTGTTGCAGCTGGTCAAGTAGTGTTTGGTGCTGGAATTCCAGAAGGAACTCTTGTTTCATCTGTAACAGCTAACTCGATTGCTCTTGCTGTCGTTCTTACTGCAAATGCTACATCAACAGATGATGCACAACTAAACTTCTTTGCAAATACACTTGCTCTGAACGCTGTTGCTAACAGTGGTGTAGTTGAGCTTGCAGATAACATTGTCAAGAATGCCGATGACTTCGAAGATAAGGGTCCATCAAACACAGCATTCTCAAGCACACAGTTTGTAGCTCGTTATCCAGGTGATCTTGGTAACTCACTTCGTGTTTCAATGTGTGACTCGGCAACTCAATACAACCGCACAATTGATCCATTCAGCAATACAAGCGTTGGTGGTTCGGCTACTACATATCGTCTCGATGAGCTAGATGCAGCTGGTATTACAATCAATGTAAACTCAGCTGTTGCTAACGTATTCCTTACATGGGATTCAGGCGCTTCAACTCTGACATACGCTGAAACGAAGACTGCTGCAAACACGGTTCTTCAGTCTCTATCTGTAGGTGACTATATTGAACTGGGTAATAGCACAGTTGGTACTCAGACTCTTAAGATTAAATCGCTTCCAGCAATTACTTCAGACGACGCTTCGACTCAAGCTTACTTCAATATCACATTTGAAGATACTTGGAATCGTGCATCGAACTTCACTGCAAACACAATCACACGTAAGTGGGAATTCTTCAATACCGTTCCAACTGCTCCAGGTACTTCACGCTACTTAGCAGATCGTGGTCTGACAACTGTTGACCAAGTAAGTGTTGTAATTGTAGACGAAGATGGTAAGCACTCAGGCACACCTGGTACAGTTCTTGAAGTTTACGAGAATCTATCACGTGCTACAGACGCTATCGGTGAAGATGGTACAACTGCTTTCTACAAGACAGTAATCAACGACAACTCACGTTATGTGTGGGCAACCAACGATCGCGCAGAAGCAACTACAGCAGCTGCAGCAAGTCTTGCTAACTCAACTACTTCACTTCCATATGCAAAATCATTCATTGGTGGACGCGATGGTGTGAACGAAAGCACTGCAACTGTTGCCGCTCTTGCTGCAGCTTATGATCTGTTTGCAGATGCTTCGGCGGTTGATGTATCGCTTCTGATGGCAGGTAAAGCAGTTGGTGCATCAAATGGTGCTCAGTTAGCTAACTACCTGATCGACAATATCGCTGAAGTTCGTAAGGACTGTGTGGTATTCGTATCTCCTCAGAAGGAAGACGTTGTTGGTACTGCGGTTGAAGGATCGCAGGCATCGAACATCGTAACATTCCGTCAGAGTGTACGTAATAGCTCGTATGCATTCATCGATTCTGGTTACAAGTACCAGTATGACAAGTACAACGACGTATATCGCTATGTTCCGTTGAATGGTGATATTGCAGGTCTGACAGCTCGTTCAGACGATCTTCGCGATCCATGGTTCTCACCAGCTGGCTTCAACCGTGGCCAGATCAAGAACCTTGTCAAGCTAGCTTATAGCCCAAACAAGACTGATCGTGATCTTCTTTACAAGAACGATGTCAACCCAGTAATCACACAACCAGGTCAAGGAACTGTTCTGTTCGGCGATAAGACTGCTCTTGGTCGTCCAAGTGCATTCGATCGCATCAACGTTCGCCGTCTGTTCATTGTTCTACAAAAGACAATCTCAACAGCGGCTAACCAAATGCTCTTCGAATTCAATGACGAGTTTACAAGAGCTCAGTTCCTCAATCTGGTGGAACCATTCCTCCGTGACGTTCAGGGCCGCCGCGGTATCACTGACTTCCGTGTTGTTTGCGACGAAACAAATAACACTCCAGAAGTTGTAGATACAAACCGCTTTGTTGGTGACATCTATATCAAGCCAGCAAAGAGCATCAACTTCATCCAGCTGAACTTCGTCGCCGTAAGATCCGGTGTAGAGTTCAACGAAGTTGTCGGCCAGTTCTAATAAATAAAAGAAACTAGGAGGAAATAAGAAATGGCTTTTAATATCAATGAAATGAGAAGCCAACTGGTCTACGGCGGTGCACGTCAGAATCTTTTCCAGGTGCGTATCAACAATCCTGCAAATTCTGCTGGTGATCTGAAAACACCTTTCATGGTCCAAGCTGCTCAGATTCCAGAATCAGCACTCGGCGTAATTCCAGTATTCTACTTCGGTCGACAAATGAAGTTGGCCGGAGATAGAACGTTCGGTGACTGGACAGTAACAGTTATCAATGACGAAGACTTCCTGATTCGTAATGCCATGGAAGAATGGTCGAATCGAATCAATCGTCTTGAGCGTAACATTCGCGATATCAATCGTTACAAGTCAAACGCTACTGTAGTTCAGTACGGTAAGGACGGTACACGTATTCGTGAATACAGATTTGATGGTATCTTCCCAAGCGTGATCTCGCCGATCGAACTCGACTGGGCAACAACCGATCAGATCGAATCATTCCAGGTTACATTCTCATATGATTACTGGACTGTTACTGGTGGTACTACCAACGATGCTGGTGGTAGATAATAAGTAAGGGGTAACCATTCCCCTTACTTTTTTGTGAATAGGAGTCCTAATGGCCGAGTTATTTGGTTTTGAAATTGTTCGAAAGAAACCTGAACAAGAACTTGTATCCTTCGCGCCTAAGCTCGAAGAAGATGGCGCGCTTGTCGTTTCTGAAGGTGGTGCATACGGCCAATACGTAGATCTTGAAGGTGCAGTAAGAAATGAAGCGGAACTTGTTAGCAAGTATCGTGAAATCTCTATGCATCCGGATATTGAAATGGCTGTTGACGATATTGTCAATGAAGCTATTGTTATGGATCCAAAGAAAGAGATTGTAAGTCTTAATCTTGACGATCTAGAACAGCCCGACAATATTAAAAAGATGATCATTGAAGAGTTCGATAATGTAATCGAACTTCTTGAATTTAATCAACACGCATATGAGATCTTTCGTAAATGGTACGTCGATGGTAGACTTTACTATCATGCTATCATTGATGAAAAAGCTCCACGTGACGGTATCAAAGAACTTAGATATATCGATCCTCGCAAGATTCGTAAGATCAAGACTCAGAAGCGAGTCAAAGCAAATAAGAATACAAACGTAATCGTTAATAAGACTGCTGAAGAATTCTACATCTATAATGATAAGGGATTTGCCAAAGCACCGACACAAGGATCAACTTATAATGATCCTGCATCACAAGGTATTCGAATTGCTGTAGACTCTGTTGTTAATGTATCATCAGGACTTGTAAATGTCAATGGTGATATGGTAATTGGTTATCTACAAAAAGCAATTAAGCCGCTGAACCAGCTAAAGTCGATGGAAGACTCACTGGTTATCTATCGTATTTCACGTGCACCTGAACGTCGTATCTTCTACATCGATGTTGGTAACCTACCAAAGATGAAAGCTGAGCAATATCTTCGTGATATTATGACTCGCTTCAAGAACCGCGTAGTTTACGATGCACAGACTGGTGAAATTCGTGACGACCGCAAGCACATGACAATGCTTGAAGATTTCTGGCTACCACGACGTGAAGGTGGTAAGGGCACAGAAATTACTACATTGCCAGGCGGACAAAACCTTGGTCAGATGGACGATGTGATCTACTTCCAACGTAAGCTTTATAAGTCATTGAACGTTCCTATCACTCGTCTTGATCCAGAACAGAACTACAATTTTGGTCGTGCTACTGAAATCTCACGTGATGAAGTGAAGTTTGCTAAGTTTGTAACTCGTCTCCGTGGTAAGTTCTCAGAACTCTTTAATCGTATTCTTGAGAAGCAACTGATTCTAAAAGGTATTATTACCAGCGAAGATTGGTCAGAGTTTAAAACAAACTTTAAGTATGAATATTCAGAAGATAACCACTTTGCTGAATTAAGAAACACAGAAATTCTTCGCGATCGTATCTCAATGCTTCGTG